TGGTCATCAGTATCAGCTCGGGGACGGTCGCCGCCGGGGTGCTCAAGGGCTTCGAGGAGGCGGGCATGCTCCGCAACTACAACGTCATCCTCCACATGGGATACTCGCGGAGCCAGGACGCCACCCGGGAGTACATCGAGAAGGCCGCGGGCCTGACCTTGGGCGACCGGATCAAGTTCATTGACGAGGGCTACGGGTACGCGGACGCGGCCCCGGCAGAGTGTCCAGAACCTTGGCCCATAAATCCGTATTATGATAAGAAGGCACTTTGGTGGCTGATAAGGAACATCCGCGAGGTTCCCGGCCCCATCGTATTCTGGTCAATCGGGGATTGAAAACATGGCTTGGCCCAAGGGGCGTCCGAAGTCGGACGAACAACGCAAGAAGTTGTCGGAGGCCCAAAAGGGTCGGAGACAAACGGAGGAACACCGCGCCAAAATTGCAGCCGCGACAAAGGCCCGCTGGGACCGGAAGGACCCAGCCCTGCTCGCCGCTCGGGAGGCCGCGACGGACGCCCGCCGCCTTCCTCTGGGCTCCCGGACGGAGCACGCGGACGGGTACTGGCTCATCAGGACGGAAGCGGGCTGGGAGCTAGAGCACCGCGTGATCATGGCTCAGAAGTTGGGACGCCCTCTGCGCGGTGACGAGATTGTTCACCACCGTGACGAGGACAAGAAGAATAACGACCCCGGGAACCTGGTGCTGACGACTCACGAAGATCACAGCCGGGAGCATCAGAACTTCAGGAAATGAAACCGCTTTACTTCTTCCGGGTAAGGCACTAGACTTTTTCACACGTAACGAGGAGAACCACATGGACCACGCAGCATGGCTGAATGAAGAAACCGGCGAAGCCGCTCAGGAGGCTTACAAGTATTTCATGCGCCCGGACCCGAACCAACGGGAGTTCCTGGGCCCAATCGAGGAGGAGGACGACCCGCTGACCGGCATGCGCGCGAAGTTCCGCATGGCAAAGGTGGGGATGGTCCGCAACGCGAAGGATGACGACAAGAAGGAGGTCAAGGTGTATCTTGGCTTCAATGACGTCACCTACCTCCCACACATCCGCATCCCGAACGCCAAGCCCCTTCAGGGTTGGTACCAGGACAAGCACAACGACAAGCGAGGCTCCCGCGCCCGCCCCTGCTTCAGCGAGGCGATCCTGACGGAGCCTTATGGGGGCTACTGCACCGTGGGTTGCGCCTTCTGCTACGTCAACAGCGGGTTCCGTGGCTACCGCGGCACCGGCCTCATCAGCGTCCCGGTGAACTACGGCGAGCAGGTCCGCAACATGCTCTCGAAGTCCCGGACCTCCGCCGCGGGCTACTTCTCCAGCTTCACGGACCCCTTCCTGCCGATTGAGAACGTGTACCACAACACCCAGCAGGGGGCGGAAGCCTTCGTGGAGTTGGGCCTGCCCATCTTCTTCCTGAGCCGTCTCAGCTACCCGTCCTGGGCCATCGACCTCCTGAAGCGGAACCCCTACAGCTACGCCCAGAAGTCGCTGAACACTGGCAACGACCGCGACTGGCGCAAGTTGTCCCCCGGGGCCATTTCCCTCCAGGACCATATTGACGAAATCGCGGAGCTGCGCCGTCAGGGCATCTACACGTCCATTCAGGTCAATCCGGTGGTCCCGGGGATCGTCACCCATGACGACATCCGCCACCTGTTCGAGCGCCTGGCCGCGGTCGGCAACAACCACGTGATCGTGAAGTTTGTGGAAGCGGGCTACAGCTGGGCCCCGGCGATGATCGAACGCCTCCACAAGCGGTTCGGCCCGGAGCGCACCAAAGCCTTCACCGACCTGTTCACGGAGAACCAGGCCGGAGCCCAAAAGACCATCGCGGAGCCGTACCGGGTCGAAGCCCATCAGCTGTACCGGAAGTGGGCGACGGAGCTGGGCATGACCTACGCGACGTGCTATGAGTACCGCCGCGGGAAGCCCGGAACCGACGAACCGGCCTGGCTTTCGATGGGCCGTGAAATGATCACCGCGGACCAGTGTCACGGTCAGCGCGTCCCGATGTTCACCCGGACCGATCTGGGCCAGCCCTTCCAGGAGGTCAAGGAGTGCGCCCCCACCGGCTGTCTCCACTGCGCGGACGACAACGAGGGCAAGCCCCGCTGCGGTTCGGAACTGTTCGGGGCGGCGAAGGCTCTGCGCTCGCCCGACTTCAAGAAGATCGTGGAACCGACCCCGCCGGAGGAGGACGGCGGCGAGCGCAAGATCATCCCGATCACGCAGGTTGACTGAGCAACCCAGGCGGGGCTCCGGCTCCGCCGTTTTCAACTGAAATGGAGAACCAAGATGAAGTACATCAACGTGCGGGGCTGTAACGGCTCCGGCAAGACCACCCTGCTGCGCTGCCTGGCCCGCGATCCGCTTTGCCGCGTCATCAACGTCATCGTCCCGGACCACAAGCCGATCCCGGTGACGTATGCCCCGGACGGCATCGCCATCATCGGGGACTACACCCCCGCCGCCGCCGGAGCGACCACCGCCGGTCTGGACCGGATCAAGACCCAAGCCGCGGCCAAGGCCGTTGCGGAGCTGGTTGGGCGGGACCCGGACGTGAAGGCGGTCCTGTTCGAGGGCGTGGTGGTCAGTACCATCTACGGTCCGTGGCAGGAGTGGTCGAAGGCGAACGGCGGAATGATCTGGGCCTTCCTGGACACGCCGCTCGAAGTCTGCCTGAAGCGCATCCAGGAGCGCAACGGCGGGAAGCCCATCAAGGAGGACCAGGTGGCCGACAAGCACCGCACCATCGCCCGGGTCCGCGAGAAGGCCCTGGCGGACGGCGAGACGGTCCGCGACATCCACTGGGAGACGGCCCTGAAGGACATCAAGGCCGTCATCGAGAACTTGGGCTGAGGACTCCGACTATGACCACCCCGCGCATCAACGACATCGCCGCCTTCATGAAGGCCCGGCACGACATCTACTTGGACCGCAAGGCCGGGAAGCCGGGACCCTGGACGGAGGACCCGGTGCTGGCCAACGGTCGGTTCTGTAACATCTTCCGCGAGCTGGACACCGTGACGATCTGGGTTGACCAGAACATCCGTCAGCCCTACGCGGACCACCCGCACCTCTGGTTCATGCTCGCCATCGCCCGCTACATCAACTGGCCGGACACCCTCCGCTATCTGATGGACGAGGCGGAGCCGGGAACCTGGCCCGATGAGGAGGGCTTCGAGCCCGCGAAGCTGACGAAGGCCCTGGAGGACTACGCCGCCGCGGGCAACAAGGTGTACACCGGAGCCTACATGATCCGCGCGGAGTCCGACCCCTCCAAGGAGTGGTACAGCTGGACCAAGCACCGCTACATCGCGGAGATTGTCCTGGGCCGTCTCTGGGAGGACCGCGAGGAATGGCAGCGGACGCTGGAAACCACGCCGGGCGTCCTCCGGGCCTTCAACCGGCTCGAAACCGTCTGGGAGAAGTTCCAGCAGCACCGCTACATCGGCTGGGGTCCGTTCATGGCCTATGAGGTGGTGACCGACCTCCGCCACACCCGCTACCTGCGCAACGCCCCGGACATCTGGACTTGGGCCAACGCCGGTCCCGGGGCGATCCGCGGGCTCAACCGCCTGTATGGGCGCGACCTTGCCGCGAAGCCCCGCCCGGAGCAGACGAACGCGGAAATGATCGAGCTGATGCAGGAGCTGAACGCCCTGGACGCCCGGGGCTTCAACGAAACCTTCGGACCGCCGCAGCTCGGGAGCCCGCACGTGGGGCCGCGGTTCGAGGCCCGGGACATCGAACACACGTTGTGCGAGTTCGACAAGTATGAGCGCGTGCGCCTGAACGAAGGCAAGATGCGCTCGAAGTATGACTGGCGCAAGGCAACTACCCTCGCCTGATCGAAACCCCGCCGCCGGACCATTCCGGCGGCACCAACGAAATGGAGAAACCATCATGGCTGTACGTCTGTCCAATTACATCCGCGAGCAGGTCCGTGACGCGATCCTCGCCCACTCCTTCTCCGACCGTGAGAAGGCCCTGGACGCCCGCGAGAAGGAGCTGGCGCTGGAGTTCTACAACGACCTGTACCCGGAGGCGATCCGTGCCCACATGGACGCCCTGCCCAACGGCTTCCTCGAAGTCCGCAGCAATATCCGCGTCCAGGTGGTTGGGGAGTCCTACCACTCGCTGGACCTCCCGGGGCGCAAGCGGGTCGCTGACTGCTGGGCCTCGAACCCGGGGAAGGTCTATGAAGCGGACCACCCCCTGGGCGAGAAGCTGCGCACCTACCTGAAGGACCGCGCCCAGTTCAAGCGCGAGCGCGAGGAGGCCAAGACCGGAGCCTGGGCCGTCCTCGAAAGCGTGACCACGATCAACAAGCTGATTCAGGTCTGGCCGGAGGTGGAGCAGTTCGCCCGCCCCTTCGCGGTTGAATCGCCGTCCCGGGCTATCGCGCTGCCGATCAAGGACCTGAACGCCCGTCTGGGCCTGCCTCCGCAAACCGCTTCCGCTTGAGTTGGAGTTGAACATGAAAGTCATCAAAGCCCGCAACGTACAACAGGCCCTCCCGGAGGCCCTGTATCAACTGTCCTTCGAGGGCGTCCGCCGCGACTCCCGCAACGGTCCCGTGTTCATGTTCCCGGAGCCCGTCACCACCGTGTACCTCCGCCCGGCGGAGCGCGTGCTGTTCTGGGCGGAACGGGACGCCAACCCCTTCTTCCACCTGATGGAAAGCCTCTGGATGCTGGGCGGACGCAATGATGTGGAGTACGTCGCCCGCTTCGTGGAGCGCATGCGCAGCTACTCGGATGACGGCGTGACCTTCCACGGGGCCTACGGCTTCCGCTGGCGCCAGCACTTCTTCGAGGACCAGCTGCCCAGGATCATCGCCGCCCTGAAGGCGAACCGCGATGACCGCCGCCAGGTCCTTTCGATGTGGGACGCGGACGCGGACCTGGGCCGTCAAGGCAAGGACCTCCCGTGCAACCTTCAGGCCCTCTTCCAGATCGCCTGCGACGGTCGCCTGGACATGACCGTGACGAACCGCTCCAACGATCTGGTCTGGGGGGCCTACGGTGCGAACGCCGTCCACTTCAGCTACCTCCATGAGTACGTCGCCCGCTCCGTGGGCGTGGAGCAGGGCGTGTATCGTCAGGTCAGCGCGAACTTCCACGCCTATGAGGAGGTGCTGGACAAGGTCGCCCCGCTCGCGGACCTCGCCGCCAACCCGATGACCGGGAAGGAGACGCCCGACCCCTACGCCGCCGGGATCGCGGAGCCGTACCCGCTGATGTCCACGGACCCGGAGGAGTGGAACCAGGAGCTGATGATGTTCCTGAGCGAGCCGGACGCCGTGGGCTTCCGTGACCCGTTCTTCCGTCGCGTAGCGATCCCGATGCTGAAGGCCCACCAGGCTTTCAAGCGTACCGGCCCGGACCGCTTCGACGCCGCCCGGGGCGAGCTGGACAACGTCGCCGCCACCGACTGGAAGCTGGCCGGGGTGGAGTGGATCGAACGCCGCCGCGCCGCCTTCGAGGCCCGCAAGGCCCGGGCGATGGACGATGGCGTGGCGTATGAGTGAGGAGGCGGAACAATGGGAAGCCTGACGAGCAAGATTCATGACGAGGAGCGCGAGGCGGAGGAGCTGAACCGCGCCGCCGTCCGCCCGCTCCTGACCCGGATCGCCGCGACCCGGGAGGCCGGGACGGTCCGCCGGTGTCACATCGTCCCGCACCACGGTCAGTACAACATCGCCCAGCACAGCTACGGGGCCGTGAGCCTCCTGCTGCTGCTCCACCCGCACCCGTCGCTGAACCTGATCAAGGCGGTCCAGTGGCACGACTGCGCGGAGCGTTGGTTGGGCGACATCCCGGCCCCGGCGAAGTGGACCAACCCCGAACTCGGGAAGGTGTATGAGGAGGCGGAACGCCGCGTGCTGGCGACCCTGGGCCTGCTCCCGGGCCTTCTCCCTGACGAGGAGGACTGGTTGAAGGCCGTGGACACCCTCGAACTGTGGCTGTGGTGCCGGGAGGAAGAAGCCCTGGGCAACGAAGCGGTCACGGCCATGCGGAGGGCATGCGAGGCGGTGACGGAGAAGCGGGGCCTGGAGGGTAGCCTGCCCGAACCCGTCCGTGCCTTCTACGTGGCAGCGAAGCACCAGCCGCATCGCCGTCTCTCGGACTTCTTCGAGGAGGTGGTGCGCGATGGACTTGGAGAAGCTGCGACGTGATTGGGCGGAGGACCCGCAGCTGAAGTTCTACGCCTTCGACACGGTGGAAGAACTCGCTGCGCACCTCCGCAAGGTCCATACAGATATGATGAACGGGGAGCACGGGTGTTTTGGGTACTTGTACCGCCAGCAGACACTCCGGCTCCGGGAACTGATGAAGGAGTTACAAGATGAGCGTG